TTCAATGTCTGTGTTAGAAGTAGTTCTAGGAGTATTCCAAGTTGATAGCCCCCAAGTTCCTGATCCCCAACCATAACCAAATGTAGATATTAAAGGACCGATAGTTGCATAAGGTGTTGTTGTAATTGTTCCACCAGCAGTAACTCCAGTGCCTGTTTCAGTTACTGGCATTGTGACAGTAAAAGTCCCAGTTGTTGGAACAGTTTTGACTTCAAAAGGATTGGTTGTAAAATCAGCAGATGTAAAACTAGTGGTTGGTGAACCAGGTGTCGTCACTGAAGTAAATATAATTATGTCACCTACTGACAATCCATGAGAGGCTTTGTTAATAGTTACTGTTGTAGAATTTAATGTTGAGGTGTAAGTGCATGCAGTTAAAGCGGTGCCTAAAGGAGTAATATCATAAAAATCATTATCAAATACAATGTATAAAATTTTATCAGTGCCTATTGCAGCGTATTTACTACCATCTAAATCTATCCATGTGTGTGCAGCTCTTCCAGCTCCCACTAATAATTTAAAACCAATTTGTTTCCAACCTCCAATTTTTTCAGGACTACCATAATGAAATCTTATGTTATCACCATCAATCCACTGACCTTCAGCTTGTGTAGCCGTTATATTCTTATTTAATCCAGGGTTAATTGCTACTTTTATAAGGGACATATCATATTATAAATTATAAAAATAATTAAGTACAGCAGAAGAGAGGTGTAAATAGGTGGTTTTCTCCTGCCTTAAAAATTATATCACAGTTTTCACCTGTAAAAGCTTCAGATGGCGTATCGTTTTTATCAAAACCTGGAGGTAATGGTATCTTTTTTAATGGCATATTTATGCCTATTATAACATTTAATTAACCATGTTTAAACTTTGCTTGCCCTTCGGCTTTGGTTGCAGTTTGTTGTTTATTAAAACCTGGTTTAAATTGTATCTTTTGTAAAGGCATAAATTTTAAATATAAAATATGCCGTTTAATATATACTATATTAAGTGAATAAAAAAGTTTAAAGTAAGCCTACCATCTTCAGCTGACTTACCAAAATGACGATAACCCATATGGTTATAAGAACCATTATATAATACTGCTCTGTTTTGGACGTATTTTATATCCGCTATCATATTATTATTTTCATCATACAAATAAGTCCCTGAATTTAAATTTGTAGAATTTAAATAAACAAGCATTGAATAAGTACAATCATCTTTATGTATCCAATCTTTATTTATTTGATCTTCACCTCTAAAATGAACGTATGAAAATACTCTTACATTTTTAACATTAATGTTAAATTTATTAAAATAACTTAATGCATATGCTAATAATATTGGATTTTCTAAACAAAGATCCCCACTTCTTTGCCCTGGCCAAGTTTGAATTTGATCTGTATATTTTTTGTTAAATTCTTTTTGACTATATAGTTTTATTTTTTTTATTTCAGGAAGTATTAAATTAAAATGATCAAAATAATTTTCTACTACAATTACTTGTTTGTTCATTAATCCTTTTTTAAATTCAACATTAAAGACAAATTTAAATTATTTATTTTAAAATTTTTTCTATATATCCTTTTATTAATTATTAAAGTTTCACCATTTTGAATAATGTTTTCTTTTTTATCAATACTCCAATAACCAGTTCCATATATTTGCTTTACAATAATATCATAATCTTGATTATGTTCCATTGTGTGTGGAACATTATCACTATTTCCTTTTGAAAAAATAAAATTAGAAGGAATGTTATTACCTATAATATATTTTAATTTATTTTGTAAATTTCTTAATTCCTCTGTTAAATCTAATACATTTGTTAATATAGTAGTGAAACCATTATCATAATAATTTTTCCATTTTTCAAAATCTAAATAGCCTGTTCCTTTATAAAAATCTTTATCCACTACTTCAAAAGTATTACTTATGATTTGTACAGTAGGTTCGTTAAATATATCTCTATGTGGCCATCTTCTTTCAATTTTTAAAAAATTAAAGATATCTTGTTCCGTTAAATTAATAGGATATTTTTTTATTAAATTAGAAAGATTATTTAAATCAATCATTTTAATTTTAGTCCTGTTAAACACTCATCACTTCCTAATGTTCCTTTAATAAAAACATTAAATGCTAAACTAATTCTTGAATCACTATCTTCTTTAGTATTTACTCTATGTTCTAAATCAGAAGGAAATAATAATATATCTCCAGTCTTTACTGATACCCACCAAGTTTCTGAATTAAATATATTCCAAGATTTAGCGTATACTTTTATTTGTTCGTATTTTTTATTTACAAAAACTATACTATCTAATTCTTCTTTTGCATTTATATAAAGAACTCCAGATATATAACTATTTGGATGATTATGACTATGATGAGATTCATTTTTTTCTGTTATAGCAAGCCAAGACTGTGTAATATATGGCTCAATTTTATCTTTTGGACAAATAACATTTTCAATATACTCATTAATTTTTTCAAAAATAATAGATTTAATATTTTTTAATACAGATTCTTCTAAAATATAATTGTTTTTACTTTTTCTATTTCCCGCATTAAAATAACTTTGTTTTTTATGTTTTTTAAAAAACTCTATTTCTTTTTTAGTAAACTCTCTATCTATAGACGAACTATAGATTGGAGTACAAAATATAGGTGATATAATTGCTTCTTTCATAATTTAATTAATATATAATAATATATAGTTTTAGCAAAGGTATCTTAAAAAAAATTAAAATTAATATTTACACGGTATTTTTCATCTGTGCACGTAGTGCTACTATGACTTTTAGATGGATTAAATAAAAGTATCCTATTTTCAATACTTTCAATTTTTATTTTATTATTCAAAATAGTATGTCCATTGTTATTATTTACATAAAATATAGCTCCTTTATGATCGTACGGATAATCTTTATGTGGATTATGTTTTATAAATTTATTTTGATTTGGATATAGATTTGCTTTTATTCTTATTAAAGCTTTTGTATTTAATTTATCTAGTATAGGAGACATTAATTTAAAAACGCTACTATTAATAGTGTTATGTCTATAAATTAAATGAACAAAATAAAAAGAATCGTCTTTTTCTTTAGCAACACCATTACTTAAAAACCATTGAAAATTTTCTCCTAAAATAGCTTCTTTTATTTGTTTAAAAGAATTTTTATCTAAAAAATTATCTATAATTTTATATGTTTCTTTCATCTTTTATTTTAAAATAATTAAAATTTATTACTATTCTATATTCTTTGTCAGTGCAGGTCGTTCCAGTCATAGTATTTTTAAGAATATTAAATTCTTGTATAGGTAAGAAATTTTCTATTATTTTCATTATATTAAACTATCAAAAGATGTATTAAAAGATATTATAGTTTTTCTTTCTTCTTTTTTATTTACTGGCGATCTATGTAATAAATACGATGGAAAAGTTAATAAATCACCTTCTTTAATATTTAAATTTTTAATTCCAAACACTTCTGTCGCATATTTTTTATTTTTTAATTCTACAAAATAAACATTTGTAAATTGAGACGCAGCATGAGTGTGCCAAACATGTGTTGAATTTTTATCATATATTTGAAACCAATAATTATGAATAATTAATTTTATTATATTTGAGTGTTTTCCGTATAATTTTTTAGAAATTTTTAAATAGTATTTTTTTAAAACAGGCTCAAAAGTTTTTTCAAAATAAGTTCTTTTTATATTTGATGGTGTTTTCCAATCTGTTAAAGAAATTCCTTCAAAGGAAGATTTAGGTGTATCTTGTATTTGTTTTAGTATTATTTTTTTAATTTTTAAATGTTCTTTTATTTTACTAATAAAAATATTATTTATCATTTAATTTAAAATCCTCAGGAAGACCTAAATGTGGCCGTCTATCATATATATTTTCTTTAGAACCTTTTGTTTTTAAATTATTATAATGTAAAAATACTTGAACACAGTTTTCTCCTTCAAATTTTTCTCTCCAATGTTCTAATTCATTTCCTTTATATACTAACATGTCCCCTCGTTTTAAATTAACTTCAATTCCTTTCAAATTTTCTTTTCCAGATGGTTCTAAATATATTGGCCATGAATCACCTCCTAAATTTAAAGTGGTGGATATTTCACAAGAAAATCTGTCTTTATGTCTTTTTAAAACATCACCATTTTTATAAATTCTTGCATACGAATAATTTGCATTTAATTTTAATCTTGTAGTTTTTTCCATAATAGGTAAAAGTTTTACAAGCAATGTTTCCATTACAATATCAGAATAATGTGAATAAGTATTCGGAACCAGAGGGTCATTCCAAATTCCAAAATAATTTGTAAACGGACTAATATAACCAGTATCAAACATTGTTTTTGCTACTTGTCTTTTTAAAATAAAATAATCACAACAAAATTTAGCAAGATCATTTGATATTGCTTTTTTTATTATTGTATATTTATTTTTATTAAACATATGGCCATCCATAATTCCATATGATTAAAGAATATCTAGTTCCTTTTTTTATTGGAGCTACTTTATGATAAACAAAAGATGGGAATACACAAATAGAACCTTTTGGTAATATTTCAGTGCATTGTTTTATTTTTTTCTCTCCTGGTTTTAAACCATTTCTAAAATCAAATAATAATTCACCACCTTTATATTCTTTAGGATCAGACAAAGAAACTGTAACAGATAATTTTCTTATTTTACCTTTAAAATTTATATCTTCACCTCTATGTGGAATAGGGTCATCATCGTGATGCCAGTCATAAAATTGATTTTTATTATAAATTGTAAACTGACAAGGTTCTGACCAATCCCATTGAAAATTCCAACCTGCATTTTTATTAGCAATATGTATATATGGATGTATTAAATTATATATCCATTTATCATCTAACCAAACTATATTTGATTTTCTTACTTCATTTAATCTTTTTTTATATTTTTTATAATTATCTTTATCTTTTTTAATATCTTCTAAATCTTTTTTTGTAAAAACTCCTATGACAGCTTCAGTTTCTTTTTTAGTTTTAGCATGTCTAATAATATCATCACATTGTTTATCAGATAATGCTTTAGTAAAATACCAATAATAATGTTGTAAATTCATTTCTTTATTCTTTCTTATTTAGAGATGTTTTTTTTTAAAAAGTCAACTATTGCTGTACCCAGGAATTTCCATCCCACGTCCAAAAAATGTCAGATTCATCTAAATAAGACCATTTTTGTAAATTTTCTTTCCATTCAGGAAAATATTTTAATG